TCAAGAACCAAAAGAGCGTTTCTTGATACCAGATCTGGATCTTTTACTATTGCTCTAGGCATACTAAACGTATCCTCAAAAGCATAAAAATTACCAATAACTTTATCATAGGCTTTTTGTGCCGCATTTTCTGGAGATAGATTTTGGCTAACATACACTTTTGTTAGCAACTCTACTGCTCCATAATATTTTCTGTAATTGGCGGCTCCATTTGTCGTTATGTTAATTGTAGCGTTTCTAAATGTTCCCATTAAAAGCTCTACAGAATCAGTAATGTCTTTATTAGATTCTTTTACAGTAGCTTCAATATCAGCCTTAGCTCCCTTTGCAAAAGCATTAGATAAGATTTGAGCAGTGCTGGGATCAACTAAAGCTAAGTCTGCAATAATGCTTATTTGCTCAGGCAAATCGTTGTCAAGTTGATTTAAAACTTGAGGGAATGCTGTTCCCCACCTTGCAGCCTGACCCGCAAGTTGGTCAGCCATATTAATTCCATTGTCTGTTTGACTATTAAAATCAGCAACAAACTCGTCTGCTTGTACCTTTGTAAGCAATTTTACATTTTCAGGTCGAACACCTAATTTTGTTTGAGTTAAGTTCATTAAAGTAACAAACTGCCCCATATCTTCAGGTGTAGCATCCGGCTTTAAAGTACGATCTAGTGCTTTTTTTACTTCAGGAAAATTTGTGAATACGTATAAAGCAGGGTCTTGCTGAATGGCTAATTCTTTATTTTGTACAGCGGCTGATGCAGCCTCAAGCACAGCTAAGCGAAGATCTGCACCTGCAACATCTTCAACATTTTCAGGCTTTAACACATCTTTCATATCATTTATGAACTGGCTTTGTTCTTCTTTAGACATACTTGAAATGCCAGACACTGCTGAATATATGGCTTCAATTTTTTCTTTTGATTGTAGCACTAATTTTAAATCATCCCCCGCAAAACTTTTTTCTAATATATCTTTTGAAAACTTAGACAAAGCATCTTTTGGCAGCGTTCCCCCTCCGCTAACTATTGCTGCAACATCCGTTAGTTCTTGGCGTATTGCATTTCGCTTTTCAGCATCTGACGCATAATCTACAGCAACATTTTGTTTTAATAGTAGAAGAGCATCTGCCATCATAGGAGCATCTTGAATATCACCTGTTCTTGCTTTTTCTTCTAAATCAGAAATAAATTTAGCTGTGTCTGTAGCAGACATATTAGATATTTGATTTCCATATAATCCTACTAATTTAATAGAATTAATTTTTTTAAGCACCCCATCAAGAGCTTGCCCTGTAAAACCTAAATCTGATAAGTCTTCTACGTCTGGAAATTGAGTATCTAAACCGTTAAGACTTACGCCATTTTGTATAGCTTGCTGCACAGCATTAACATTGTTTAAAACTAATATTCTCCGCGATTCGTTTTGATTGTTTTCTTCCTGCTCTAATGCAGAAAGACGAGAGTTTGCCTTATTAAACAGGACAAGCCTGTCTCCAGCATTGGGAATTGTAGTGTTATAAACACCTTGTTGAAGTTCTTCTTTAATTGAAATTACTTGTTCTGGATTTTCACCAGTCAAAATCCTCTCGTCAATGCTGTTACTGGCGGCTTCTTTAATAAGTCCGTCTAATTTCTTGCTCATCTCCTTGGCCTGTTTAGGAGGCAATGAATTAATCATATTTTGTGCTTTTGATTTTGCCATGCCAAGTTGGTCTTCAACCGACAGCACACCCATTCCCATTGCAACTGACCCTGTTTTAAATATTTGGGCGACTGTTGATGGCAATGTTTTTGTAATTGTGTCTGCTACTTTTTCTTGTTGCGCTGCTAAAGCCTCTGCTGCCGCTGCCTTGGATGCAGCTAGAAACATTCTGTTACCGGACAGAGCCAAATCAGCTTCGACACTGCGACCGAGCGCAGGGTTGATGTCTTTCAGGACTGTTGAGTACCCTTGGATCAGGGCATTTGTCTGAGACGTGATCTGGTTAATTGGGATCTCGCCACGAGAAATTCTTGCACTAAGTTTCTCCAATGCCATGTCAGCATCAGCACTGATGTTCTTTGCCAATACCCTGTTAGATGTTTCGGTTGCCGCTCTGCCAAAGTAGGTGAACTGCTCTGCAACAGGCTTCAATGGCTCATTCAGTTTACGGGCGTTAGCAATTTGCTCAAGTGACGGGGCGTTCTCTGCTCCGTACTTCTCACCCTCGACAACAGCCTGCTCCTGTGCGCTCTGCATGAAGAAGCTAGTCATCTGGTTCATGCCCTTGGACAAGGCGTCCATAGGTGCGGACACGTCTCTAAACTGCCCTTCTGGGGAAGCAACCTGCAAGCCAGATGATTTGTAACGAGGTAACTCAGCCATGTCTTAATCCTTATAATATCCGCTAACAAATCCGGTAGACCCATAAGGTTGTGCTACTGGTGTCGTTAATGATGGAACCCCACCAACCTTCATAATGTTAGCCCCAGTGCTGAGTAGCGTTGTTCCTGCACTGATAAACCCTGCGGTTGCGTATGCACTTCCCTGCGCCCTTAGTGAGGCTGCTGTGGTCTCTCCACCAAGGAATGCAAGCTGTGCATTCATCTCGGTCATCTGCTTCTCTTCAATGCCCTGACCAAATGCAAAGTTAGTAATAGCAGCTGCTGACCCACCGAACGGATCAATGCTACCTGCACTTGCACGGGCGCGAACTGTTGCAGCTACAGCCAATGTTTTTTCAAGCACCTGCACACCCTGCTGACGGTATTGCAGTTCCTGTGCCTTAGCCTTCATCTGCTCTTGCTTGGCTTGGGCATTCAATGTTGCTTGCTGGGCTAGGCCACCTGCAATAGATCCGACAGCACTGACGACCGATGACAAACCAGCCAAGGCCGCAAATGTTCCAGATGCACCCACCGCACCTACTGCACCTAAGATTGGAGCTATAAAAGCCATATCACTGCCCCATGTTCACGCTGAGTCGATAATCTAAAAACAACAATGTCATCTTCAACGGTTGCGTTTGTGTCACTGTAACAGAACCCTCATAGTCATATCCGAGTAACGGTCCAACACGCTTCAGTCCGGTAAACTCTGCTACCGCTGTATCTAGCACTGCCGAATCAAAAGCCCTAAACGGAACTTCAATCGTATTGATTGCCGCATTCTGGGTCTCATAGAACTCGGCCTCAACCTCAATGATACGCTTCTTAAACCCACGCATATTGCCAACTTGCAACCGAGGCTCAATAGGCATGGTCGCTATCGTGACCGTATAGTCCTGACCTACCTGATATGATGTAACAGAGGAGCGATCAAACGTGACCAGCCCACCGGAGGATGCAACCTCATCACCAAGCACGACGCCATCTGTAATGACTTTGACAGTCTTAGCCGCAAAGTTGGTAGATGTTACACTGGCAGCCGCTCCACCAGAGACTGCGTTGTCTAGAGTAAAATCACTGCTAAACAACTCAACATGATACTGTACGACGCTATTAATGGTGCGCTGCACAACGACATAGATTGTGTTGACGTCTACCGCTACAGCCTTGAATAGCCCGTCTGTATCAAATGTAGATGGAGCAATAATGTCTGCCGAGCGAAGCACAGAGTATGCGGTGAATGTGCCGTCTGTGTTGACTAGCATCAACAGATCAGACTCATCCGTATCTGTTGCTCTCCGCATAGCCATATCAATAGGTGTGTTAATCAAATGACCAGAGAGGAGCGATATCTTGTTTGAGACATAGCTGGCCTGAGTATCTGTATAGATAAACTCCTGCACCATCTTGCCGCCACGTTGGATATAGATCGTGCCTGCCTCAAGTCCTACAGGACGTGTGCCTTCAAGAGATCCGTTTCTGGTTGCAATACGGACGAGGAACGTACTCGGTGTGATTGGATCTCCAAGTCCCTGTGGCACATAGAACTCGCCACCAGTCGTAAACAGTTGCAGATCACGGCCTGAGTAGATGTTAACGATGGCATTGAAGTTATTGACATCTAATGTGGCTTCAACACCATCATCATCCAGACTGGTCTGCTTATCAAAGTTAAAGAAATCTCCAACGCGACTGCCCCAGACAGTAGATGGTTTATCACGCGAACCCCCGAAATATAACCGTCCTTCATGAAAAGTCACACTTCTGGGATAACCACGGGTGTTTGACCATACATTTTCATAGCCGCTTTCAGTTTCCCAGCTACTAGCCGCGATTGCTGTAGTGCTAGAAAATGGTATTTCAACAACCGCTCTAACTACCGTCGTACTGACAAATTCAATGATTCTGGCCCGACCATAAGAAACTTTAGCATTGATATACTGGTCAACCAAAGGTGCAGAAAACACAGCCGCACTTGCAGTCAATGTCACAGTGCCAGTCGTTGCAGACGGTGTTAGTGTGGCAGCCGGAGTAGCCAACGTAATTGTAAACGCATACTTTGGAGTGTAATCAAATGACAGGCTGGATATTGTCCAATCTGCATCAGTTGCACCACGAACCATCTTCTGCACTGGCATATCTTTATGCGTAAAGATAACCGTATCGGCAGACTGTGCGTAGTTAAGGTTAGCTAATCTAGCCGATGTTAGTTCAGTTGCCGCCAGATAATCGTTGCCTGATCCGTTGATATTGGTAATCAGAACGCCAGCCTTATAGATATAGACACGTTGATTAACGATAGCGAACATATACGAATCGCTAGTCGAGAACTCAAATGGAACTAGGACGACACCACTTGACGCACTTGATGGCAAAGCATGAATGAACTTCAAGCCTGGCCTACGACGCACACCGCCCTGTGGCAGAATTACAACATTCCTAGCGGTCTTTAAGCCTGAATAGTATTGTGCAAGATCAATACGACCACGCAGTAGCGGATCAATTTCGCCTACCGTAAAATTGGTCTGGATATTGATAACACGGGTCATTAGTACCTCACGGCAACAAGGCTAAAGTCTTCAATCATTTGAGGTGGATGATTCTGACCGTCAACCATAGTGGCCTGTCTGAAGTAGCCACCACGACCATTCTCACCAGCACCGATAGCCATGTTAGCCCAGTATTGGCTCTTGGTCATCTGGTCGGTAACAGGCTCTGCAAAGTGCCAGCACAGGTAATACTTCATCAACTGGACAAAGTATTTTGGCATCAGATCTTCACTGACATCAAACTGATAGTCGATATAGACAGTCGTGTAGTTCGTCTGCACCTTGTTGTTCATCACTTCCCAGTCAGTGACCGGACGCGCACCTGCATTTGCAGAGACAAACAAAGCCCTTGGGCCTGACAGCATATCGCCCGGAAGCTGATACTCATATGTCCATTCGGTGACTGGAGTTGTTGCAAGCTGGGCTAGTTGGACTTTCTTGTAGCTGAACGTCCAAGGGTACATTGTAAGTACCATTGCCTTGATGTCGTCATAAAGTCTGTCAGAGATCTGAGCGGCATTAGAACCGTCAGTGAAAGACGTAATGATGTTGGTTCCGAGCATAATGAGTGCGTCGTTGACGATTGTGAGTTTGGTATCACCAGTTGCCAAGGGAGTTCTCCTTCAACGCAATATTAATGCCTTATATATTATTCGTACACAAACAAAAAGAGGGGGATTGCTCCCCCTCAATTAGCACCAGCATTTCAACGGGATTAATCCGTATCAGTTGCTGAGATGGTCGTGCCATCTGCGATGTCAACTACACCAGCCGACGTATTGCTATTTACATAAGAAATAACAAGCGAAGGAGTTGTTGCATCGTAGAGGAAAATAATGTCACCGACCTGGACGAGGCTTGTTACTGCGTTAAAGTAAGCCGCAGTATTCATTGTCGCCTGAGTGTCAGTAGACTTGTACGAGAAGATGGACGGAGCGTTGCCAGACTTATTGGCAGCAATCGTGTTCCAACCTGTTGAAGAAAAAGCCATTGTTCAATCTCCCTTATGCGGTTTCGCGGCAAGTGATTTTGACAATGCCTTCGTCATCAATCGCGACTGCACCAGCGGAGAACATACCGTTTACAAGGTATGAGGTCTTCTCTGGAACGTAGTTGATTTCGGTCTTCATATTCATGCCGATACCGAAGCCAACAGCGTCACGATGATAAGCGAAGCACACACGGTCAAGCGAGGCGTCGATTGCCAAACCACCCTCAGAACGATCACCAATCATTGTGAACTTGAAGCCCAAGAAGGTATCAATTTCACCATTCACCAAAGCCTTAACTGAGTTAAAGTCGGCAGATGTGATTGCTGTTTCACCAAGAAGCGACTCAAGGCCAGCAGCCGAAACAAGGAAGCAACGACCGTCCATAGGAACATTGTTCTTGTCCAGATACCGCTTTGCAGTGCGGAGCTTGGTAAGGTTGAGGTTGGTGTCAGTACCACCGATGTCATTGCTGACAGTCAACGATGTGCTGGAAGCAGCAAGTGCATCCAATACCAACTGATCCATACGACGCCCAATCGAGCCGGAGACAACCTGAACAAGCTCACGACGCTCGTCAAAGTTAACCTTCACCTGATGGAAGATGTCGCTGTATTCAGCAGCATTGTAGTCGCTCATCGTTGCAGTGACCTGCGAATATGAGATGTTAAGTGGTGTAACGTCCGTCTGAGGAACCCGAAGTGTGGCAGAACCTTTGCCAATCTTAGGGAACTTTACGGTTGAGCCTTCCACGTTCTGACGTTCACGGACGAGACCAGACAGGAGACGTTGTCCCTGATATGCCTGCTTCACTTCCGCATCGAAGAGCGTGACAAAGGCTGAGGAAATGCCCTGTGCCATGTTAAATCTCCAAATTGCGTTTCATGTGATAATCGTTCGTGATTGTCCTTACGGGTCACCTAACTAAGTATCCGGTCGTGTACGAGACATGATTGTCGGACGGAGGACAATTAGATCATCCGTCCGATGTTGTCAATTATGGTGCGTAGGCTTGGTCACCGAAGGCATTCTGGAACATCTTCTCCACCTTGCGTGTGAATACCATGTCCTTGCCGTACTTTGGATCTCCGACCATAGCATAAAGATCTTCTCTAGAGACTCCGGTTTCCGGTGTGACATCAGTCGTCGGGATCGACATCTCGCCTGATGCTTGCCTGATCTTGTTCAACGCAGAGACGAACGCTGCCGAGGTAGACGCCTTGGCGATTGCATTGGTTTCCGATTCATTCAACACAGACCGACTTAGTTTGGTAAGCCACTGGTTGTTAGCCTGAATAATATCATTCGCCCGATTGCCGAGCTTCTTGATCTCTTCATCACGGCTGACAGTGACGTTCTCAAAAGCCTGACCAGCCTCTTCAATGTAAATAGAAGCTAGCTTGTCGAACGCATCCTGTGAGATTCCAAGTTCTTTGGCTGTCGAGATGTAGCGTGACAGCATTGGGTCATCATCAGGAACATTCAGGTTCTTGAATAGGCTTGCATCGTAGTTGCCGTCCTTGGGTGCTTTGTGCTTGCCCTGAGAAAACTTGGTTCTCAGTTCCTGATAGGACTTGGCAAGGGCTTCTACGTCTGGCCCTTCTTCTTCTGACCAGAAATTTTCAGGCCAATAGTCTGGTCTGACGAGTGCTTCCTCTGGAGTATCAGGTTCTTCAGCCTGTTTTGCTTCCATTTCCTGTGCGGTGAGTTCGCGGTGAGGCACTTCAATCTGTACCGCCACTTCCTCTTCCTTAGTTACTGCTAACAGGCTCTGGTTGTCAGCAGTCTCGCTGGCCTGAGTTGTCTGTTCTTCTTCAATCATCTAGTCCTCGC